ACTCTCTCCATAATAATATCTCAAGATCTCAATCGGAGCATATCCCTGATCACCTAAGTATTTAGAACCCCACTGCGTCATCCATTCTGCAAGTGCGTATAAAGTAAATAAGAAAAGACTAAAAATTATGTAGCTATATGAATTAAGTATAGCACAAAAAATACTTTTGTGATAACATATCAATGTTGTCGCACCCAATCTGGCAACAGAAAGGGGGTTTCAGCTTGGAAAATTTGCTATCATTTATTATGTCTGTATTGGCTAGTGTAGTTGCCTACTACCTATGCAAATGGTTAGACAGGCATAAATAGCGTACAACCTAACCGTGGATCTTGTCCCATTATAGACAAGAAAAAACCCCAGTATTGCCGTACTGAGGTTTTTTCTTTTTTTGTTTCAACTTGAAACATTGCTATCATTTTGCCTACTGGCATTATAGCATATGTATCTCGGAAAAACAATATACATGATTTCTAAAAAATATCTCAATGATCTAATCTTCTTTTATGTAATAGTGAAAATCTAATGTTTTATTCTCTTTGTCAAATACAATTTTTTTCACGATCGAACGGATTGCAGCTTGCTTTTCATCCTTACTGCATTGATCAGATACCAGTATATCATAAACACCGCGAATTTTATTGGGAAGTTCGTTAGATTCCTTTTCCGTTTTGTTATGATCCTGTGATTGCTGAAGAAGAAACTCACGTTCTTTTTGAATTTCTTCCTTGTTAGCCTTATATTCTGCCAAAGAATCAATACCATTCAAATATGCTTCTTTAATTCGTGCTTCTCTGGTAGCCAAACGTTTCAACTGAACATCTAGGATATCCTGTTGATTTTCAACAACCTTTTCTATACGTTCGCACTCTATGTAAGATTTACTCATATCTTCTTTCAAGACATTTAAAACCAATGGAACAAGCTTCTTTTCAGAAATTCCATGAGAAACCAGGCATTTTCCTTTAAGGTATTTGTAGCATTGAAAATTAATGTAGGTGCGATCATGACGGTATTGCACAGATGTAGAAAGAGAAGCGCCGCAGGAAGAACACTTAACAAGACCGGACAGCCAATGTCGATGCTTTGATACAGGTTTTCCGTTTTTAGGACGATACTCATTTTTTAAACGTTCGTTTGCCCGATCCCAAAGTTCTTCAGACACAATTATAGGAACTAGTGGAGATTTTACAATAATCCATTCACTTTCATCATTAACAACACGTGTAGTACCATTTGCATAGTTCCATCTAAGATATCCTTTATAGATCGGATTTTGGATAATATATCTAATTGTGCGAGTTTCAAAGGCTCCACCCTTCTTAGTTTTATAGCCTAAGCGATTCAAATGACGTGCGATTTCATAAAATCCCATCATAGTATTGGCATATAAATTAAAAATCATGCGAACGATATTTGCCTGATCTTCAACGATGACAAGACCTTGTCCTTTTTCTACCTTATATCCAAAAGCAGGAGATGACTGAAAATTTCCGCGAAGGGCGTTTTCTGTCATACCACGAAAAACGTCTTCCCCTAACTGGATAGAATAAAATTCATCAGTCCATTCGATGATACGCTCAATAAGATCTCCATAAATGTCTTTTGTTGTTTGCTGAGTAGTACTGATTACATCAACATTGCATTTTTTGCGTAACATAGATTTATAAACAATGCTTTCTTCTTGGTTTCGTGCAAAACGATTAAATTTCCAAAGAAGTATTGCTTCAAAAGGAGAAGCAGGCTTCGTTTTTGCCAATCCGATCATTCGCAAGAAATCATGACGCTTTTTTGCTTTTCTTCCAGAAATTCCATTATCGATAAAAACATATTCGTCTGGTATATAATAACCATGCACATTTCCCCAGTCTCTAATACATCTAAGCTGTGCATCAGGAGACAGCTCTTCTTGCATATGCGTGCTGACTCTTATATAAGCAGCTGCAATTTTTTTCATGTTATCACCTTTTCCTTTTTATAAAATATTAAAAATTTGTACAAAAAATACACCCTTGCCGGGTGCCAAGAAAAAATGATATACTTTACTTGTTGAGGGAAAAGTATTTCATCTGTTCTTGACAGGTGCAAGTGTTTTTCTGAATACCGCCTAGTTACCAGCTGGGCGGTATTTTTTTACCATTTTCCCGATATCAGCAAAATGGTTAATATTAAATTACAATACTGTACACTCTAAAGATATACCAGGAGGTACAGACTTGAATGTTAAAATTGAATATCATCTTTACCAGATCCGATCTGATAAAGGAATCAGCAGCAGGAAACTTGCTGAATTATCCGGAGTCAGTAAAAGTACGATCAACAATATCGAAAACAATCGTTATGAACCGACATTATTAACGATCTGCATGCTTGCAGAAGCATTGCAGGTAGCTCCAGAGGATTTGTATTCATATAATGTTACACCATGATGTCCAACATATTGGACATATCATCCCAACATCTTCCAGTACACTCTGAAAAGACTATAATACAGAGAGAGGAGGATAAAGAGATGAAAGAGTGGTATAGACAACAGATCAATCAAATGATCATGCACATCAATGATGAATTATTCTTGAAAAGAATCTTTATCATCATCAGAAATCACATCAAGAGGGAAGGCTAATCGTCTTCCTTCTTTGAAATTCAAATCCTTATGCTTCAAAATTTAGCATTTCATAAAATGTATTTTCTGAAATTACTTCTATATCTTGTCCGGATAATTTTAATTTTTCAGCCTTCTTCTGTTTATTGCTTTTACCATCCTTGATCTGAGTACAGTAGTCATTATTGCCAAGAATAAGATAATTAGTTTTCTTGGTTACAGAATTAGCCACGATACCACCAAGATCAACGACAAGCTGCATTGCGTCTTTTCGTGGCATATTTTCTAATTTTCCAGTGAAACAGCAAACTTTTTGATATAAAGGATGAAATTGGTTAAAGTCTGTGTTAGTTGTAGTTATTGAATTTATATCAATTCCACTATATTGATTTTTAATAGATTCAGTAAAATTCTCAGAAGATCCATATTTTTCAATCATAGAATCTTGTAATCGATGAAACAATTCGTTCGTTGTGACACAATCAGCCAAAGAACGGTGTGCTTCTGGAACATCAATTTGATAATAATTTGCCATATCAGCTAATCTATGGTGTGTGAGATCTTTGTGTAATCTTCTTGAAAGCCTCAAAGTATCAACAAAATCATTATGTAATTCTCGATTGAAATATTTCAAAATGCTATCGTACAAGAAATTGATATCAAAATTGACATTATGACCAACTAGAATGTCATTGGAAATAAAATCAAGAAATTCTTTTAATACAGATTGTGGCTCTGGAGCAGAGTCAAGCATTTCATTAGTGATATGAGTCAAGTTAGTGATATAAGAATCAATATAATAATATTTCTGACCAGTACTATTAAATAAAAAATCACAATCGTCAAATTCAGGATCAAATTCGAGAGCTGGAGGTTTTACCAAAGAAGAAAATGTCGATTCTACAGAATTATTTACAACTTTAATGGCACCAATCTCAATAATAGAGTCAATGGAAGTATCCAAACCAGTTGTTTCAATATCAATCACAATATAATTTTTTGGAAAATCTAAAAGACTTTTACCTTTATGACGTTCAATCTTTTTGAAATTATAATCTTCAACAGATATAGAACCAGTATCTTGATTGAAAGAAATAGTTATTGCCATAGTATCCTCCTATCTTTAGTGTAAAAATTAATTGTCTTGTTTATTCCTTTTTGCCATTCTATCAACAAGATCTGACGTGAAATTACAAATAATTTCCTGACCTTTATCATCCAGGTTATTAAAAGTATGCATGATGTCCAGGATCATGTCATAAAAAGGATTCGATTCATCCAGCAAATGAGATACAATTTCAGAAACTTCATCTTCTTGAGGAAGAAACATTTCGCCTTTTCCGGATCGGAGCCAAGTTTCATTTACATTAAATTCTCTGCACATCGAATGAATAATAGCATCAGAAGGATTACGCAATGATAATTCATAATTTCCAATAGTGTTTCCTTTGACACCAACACGAGATCCAAATTCTTCTTGAGTTAATTTTAACGTTTTTCTAAGTTCTTTTATTCGAGTATTCAGTTCTGCTCACCTCCTTCTGTTATTAATTTATGAGAAAAGTATAAAACAAAAATCCCACATAGTCAAGAAAATTAAATAAAGCGTATTGACAAATCCCACGAAGTCAATGTATAATATCCACATAGTCAAGAAAATGATATACAGCAACAAGATAACGAAGCACCAGGAAAGGAGATGAGAAAGAATGTGGATCTCAAAAAAGAAGTATTTGGAAATGAAAGAAATGATTCAAGATTTAAAAGAAGATAAAAAAATTCTCCAAACCGTATGTGAAAAATACAAAACGGATTTGGAGAAAAAACCAGCGACTATTTATATTAGAGAACCTTATCCAGGAACACAGAAAGATGCTAAATAGTAGGCTGAGATTTTAAGAAACGTTGAATTTTAGGCAATAAGTTTCTGAAAGCAATGATAACAGGACGATAATGATCCTTTTCATCTCTAGTGCAATTGGGACTATCAATAAAATTTTGAAGATATTCAATAGAATTCTTAAGAGACAGTTCAAGCGTTGAGATTTCATTGTAAGAGAAAAGCATATTAGGACAAAGGCCATCTTGGGAAACGGCAATTGTCTCATTAGAAACAGGATCATCTGGATTACAAGAATCAATGCTTTCATAGTCAGAAACATCAAAATCCGGACGTTCACATTCGACAGGAACATTAAAAGACAGAAGTGCTGGCGAATCGTCTTCTTCCGGATACTCATCCAATTCAACGAAGGCGTGACCATCCTCGATCATTTCGCCAAGTTTCAAGAGGATGTCAGAAATTTTATAAACAGCCATAATTAAACTCCTTTCAAGCTGAAACAATAGTAACAATACACTTATGAGTATAAAGGAAATGGATGAAGACATCAAGAAGGGAAAATGAAAACAACAGGCAGCAGATGGATTAACACTCCGCCCGATCGAAATGAAGGCAAATTGTTGCTTTCCAACTACGATCCAAAGAAAAATCCTCTAAATGGAGACCCCCCATTAAAAACAATCATTATCATGTGAATAAATCGGGCGGAGTGTTAATTCATCTGCAGTACAAAAGAAAGAAGGTGAGAAGCATGACAGACAAAGGGAAAGAACTCATGAAAGAAACTGTTGAAAATCTTAAGAAGCTGGACAAGGAGTCCATGATACTTGTAAAAGCAAGCATTGACATCTTAATAGCAAGGCAGAAGATGGACGAGAAGAATCCGACGAATGCAGCATAACAGACAAGCAGGAATAAATAAACTGGAAAGAGAGGAGGGAAGCGTATGGAAGGATACACAGTAAGAAGATTCGTAAATGATAAAGAGGTAAGAGAACTTACACCAGAGCAGAAAAAGATGATGGCCCTGACAGTGATCAGAGCTATCGGAGCAAAAGAAAAGAAAACAGCCCGGTGAGATTCCGGGCAGAAAGGACAAGCATAAAATGGGAAGAATGCAAGAAGAATTATTAAGAAAAATAGAACTGTCAATGAAACTAAAGGAGATGGGAGCTGATCCTATATCGGCGATAACACTACAGGATGCATGCGTAGAAGCGGCAAAAAATGTAAACGACTACATTTCTCCATTGTGCGATGCAACAGTACACATCACGATCGGAGTATTAAGATATGTCGCTGACCTCTTAGAAGAACAGGGGGGGCTAGATGAAACAGGAAAAGAAATGGCTAAAAAAGTACAAGAAGCACTAAAAGACTCAACAACAATAAAAACATACAAGTATAGAGAGGAGAAAAAATAGTGATGAGTGAAAATAAAAAAGGCCAAGGAAGCAGTTCTAATAACTTCCAAGGCACAAATAAAAATTCATATAAATTATATCACGAGAGGAACAAAGAAAGCAAGATGAATGTCAGTACAGCTGTGAGCGTGCTGAAAGACAATCTCGAAAGATATGATAAGCAAATGAAGATGCATGGAATAATGGGAGGAGATTTATTGGATGAAAATCCGACAATCTCTGCAATGAGAAAAGCAGTTGAAATACTGGAAAATATTAAAATAGTATATCAAAAAACTGTGATTCCAAATGAATTATATATAGATGGAAACATTGAACATGTAAAGAAAGGCTCTGCTATAGGAATGGCAGATGAGCTGATTAATTATATAGAGTTTAAAGATAGGTATATCTTGGAGCTTGATCAAAAAGAAATAGTAGGAAAATTGATGATCATAGATATGCGTAAAGGAGCAGAAAATGAGTGAAAAGACAAGGAAAATGATTCTGATTAAAGACGGCATAGATTTAGACATTTTTGATGATAAAAATATGAGTGATCGAGTATTGATGCTTAACTATCCAGAAGGAACGGTTATTGAGCAGCTACATAAATTTTACAAGCTGATAGGAAAAGAATGTGAGAATGTAGAAATTGTGCATCCAAAAAGGCTATACACACTAACAGAAGAACAGTATCCAGTGATGATGCTTGTAGATGAAGAGTATTTGTATCACAAAACAGCACAGATCAATCCAATTGCGTCATATCTATATGAAACAGACGTTCATGGACATCCAATCAATGGAAATGTTCTGATTGTTGGAATGAAAAAAGGATTAGATGGAATGGAATTTTGCGGAATAAATGCAGAGCAAGCCGAAGAATTACGTGAACGACTAATAACGATCAGACAGCATTTAGAATAAGAAGATCAAGATGAGATTGACGACGAGAAATCATAAATCTTATACATACAGAGCGTCCTTGATCCGTGTAGATAATAACTGCGCGATCGGGGACATTGTGGACAAGCTCGGAAGATACGAGGACATATGTGATGATCCGGAGAGATTGAAAGAAATGGTAAAAGAAAAAGGCATCCCGGAACAGTGATCGGGATGCCTTTTCAACGCCATATTGTGGATAAAAAAAGCCACAAATATATTGTAACAAATTAAAAGCAAAAAAGCAAGGAAATAAGCGGTTCGAATCCGCTTTTCTAACTCGATAAAAGTATTATGTTTGAGTAAATACTAATAGATTAAACGAGCAGTACCAGGAGGAAAGACAAATGCCATATTGGATTAGAAGAGTGTACGCAGGTAAGACAGTAGAAATTAAGAAGTACTATAGCCGAAAGCATAAACCAAAGGAGAAGAGAGCAAAAACTGGAGAGCCAAGTAGACCAGAACAAGAAGAGGTAAATATCAGAAGACAAACAGAGCAGCTGAGGTGGAAATTAAACTGTAACTTCCAAGCAGGAGACATGTTCATAACATTTTCCTACAGAAAAGACGAAAGACCAGACACGTACAAAGAGATGTTAAAGCAAAAGGACAAGCTGATCAGAGATCTAAGGAAACAATATAAAAAGATTGGAAAAGAATTTAAGTATGTGTATGTACTGGAAACAGGAGATAAAGGTGCAAGACATATACACATGGTAATCGAAAGCATGGATACAAAAACAATAAAAAATTGCTGGGATCGTGGACGAATCCACATCAGGCTTCTTGACGACACAGGGCAATATGGGAAACTAGCATCCTACCTGGTAAAAGAAAAAGGACGTAAAAAGATGGAGAAATACGGAGGTAAGACATACTCCCCCATCCAGGAATTTAAAACAACCGCACATCGAGAAAGATGTGATTTGGGAATGTGATTTCTTCAGAGAAGATGCAAAAAGTCCAAAAGGATACTACATAGACAAGCGTCACGATGAAAACAACGGTGGAGTACGAAAAGGAAGTACAGAAAGAGGATATAAATTTGTAGAGTACATTCTAGTTCAAAACGGATGCAGATCCTGGCACATAGATGATGGAGGGTAAAGAATGAGTAGAGCGAGAAGACAACAGTACATGTTAAGAACAGAAGCAAGTGAACAAGAAGCAGTGATCACAATTTGTAAGTTTATGGAGAATAGATATCCTGAGCTGAAACTATTACATCACTGTCCGAACGGTGGGAAACGTGATCGCGTAAGTGCAGCAGTCCTGAAACGACAGGGAGTAAAGGCAGGCGTACCAGATCTGCACCTTCCAGTACCAAAAGGACAGTATGCAAGTCTATATATCGAAATGAAGTACGGAAACGGGAAGCTATCAAGGGAACAGAAGGAGTTTTTGAGACAGGCAGCAGATTATGGGAACTTCGTTGCAGTCTGCTACAGCCAGGAAATTGCGCTCAAAGTAATTGAAGAATATGTAAAGCTAAATCAATGGGATGCCATGCCGATCGAGAATAACCAAGTGATAAAAACAATGGCAGAAATGGAGTAAAAGATGGTAAAAACAATCAAATTGATAGGGATACTAGAGTATATGTACAGTATAGAAGAAGTAATGTCCATTGAAGAATATATCGAAAAAGCTACAGAAAAAGGATACAAGGTAGGAGTGGAGAGAATGCCAGGGGACAAAATGACAACGATGAAGATTTACAAAGAAATTGAATATAAGGGGGCGAAACAAAATGATAGCAAGGAAATGTGATATATGCGGTGAATTCTTTGAGCCTTATTTAGTGTCAAATACTATTAGCGGAAAAAGAGACTCGTATTACCAAATAAAGGTAACGGAAAACGATTTTATCAGCAGGGGTGCAAGAACCAGACATGAATATGATGCTTGTATGGAATGCAAAAGGAAATTCATCAAGTGGGTAAAAGATGAAAAAAGAAAAGCAAAAGAATAAATAGCCATATTAGGAGGAAAAAACCATGAAAGTAATCGGAGTCGGAAATTTAAAAGGTGGAGTTGGAAAAACGACAACATCAACGTCACTGGCGTACCTACTGGGACGATACGGAAAGAAAGTGCTGGTAGTAGATGCAGACGCACAAGGAAACGCATCACAGACGATGGGCGCATACGATCCGGACGAAAAAGGACTTGCAGGAATCATACTGGGAGAAAAAAGTGCAGAAGAAGTAATCAAGCGCACAAAATATGAAAACGTAGACATCGTAACAGCAAACATGTGGCTGATGCAGGCAAATGCGAAAATGCTAAACAGTGAGGGCAACCAGATAGATCGCATTGAAAACATGTTAAAAACAGAATGTATCCACAATAAATATGATTATGTAATATGCGATTGTGGATTATTACTGGATATAACAGTAATAAATGTGATTAAAGCAGCAGATATGTTGATAATTCCAGTAAAGGCAGGTGGATACGGAATCAAAGCAGTTGAAGACATGATTGATCAATCAAAAGGAATTCACGAAGGGCAGCAGATCAAGATCTTGATGACGATGAAAACTGGAAACAAAACGAACAAAGAAACAGCAGTATGGCTGAAAGACATGTACAAAGATAAGATGTTTAAAACAGAAATCAGAAGATCAGTCGTTGCAGAAAAAGCAGAAACAGATGAAAAGCCGATTCCAGCAATGTCGGGGGGAAGCAATGCAGCGAGAGACTATAACAACGTAATAAAAGAAATTATGAGCGAAGAAGAATGGAATGAAGCTCAGGAATATATCAAAACAAGAAGAAGAAATAAGAAAACTGGAAGATTCCAGAAGATAGATTAAGAAAGGAGGGAGAAAACATGGCAGGATTTAGCGTCATAGACGTGCTGAACCAAAAGAGCAAGGAAGGAATCGAAGAGAAGCCGAAAGCACGATTCCGAACGAAAGATATAGACATCTATAACATTTACGCAAACGAAGACAACATAAGCGATCAGAACGGCATCGATGAAAAGGCAGCAGAGATCAAGCTTCTTGGATTGCTACAGCCGTTAGAGGTTATGTATGAGCCTAACCAGAATGGAGAAGAGTACAAGCTGATCGGCGGCGAACGAAGATGGAGAGCATTAAAGAAACTGGTAGAGGAAGAAAATCTTCAGGAATTTAGGGAAGCTACATGTCAGATCAGAAAGCCACGAAGCAAAAATGAGGAGATCATCGAGCTATGTATCTCAAACAGCTATCGGAAAGCGACACCAGAGAAAGAATTAGAGCGAATCAAATTGTTAACGGACGCGCTCAAGGATGCAAAGGCAGCAGGAGAGAAGATCATGGGATACGACCTGGAATCTGGAAGACTGCGAGACATAGCAGCAAAGATTCTTGGGAAAAAACCAACGCAGATCGCAAATGCAATGAGCATCAATAACAATTTGATTCCGGAACTGAGAGAGCTGTTAGAAAAACAGGAAATCAGCTTTTCGACAGCGGTGGAGATCGCAGGACTGGAAGAAGATGAACAGGAAGAAATATATAGCTGGTATCCAGATAAGATCATAACTGTAAAAAAGATAAGAGAATACAAGCAACGCATCTTGGAAGAACAACAGGAAGAAAATTTGAAGGAATCAAGACAGGAAGCCGAAGCGGATGAGACCGAAGAAGAGGAAGAAGCAGAGATTGAAGGACAGATGGAACTAGAAAGAGACTTTCCAGAATATTGTCCGACAGAACATAGATTTGAATTTGCAATCAAAGCATTTGCAGAAAAAATAAGAGAAGATATAGGAAACGCAGCGGTAAACAGTCTATCGGAATTAAAAGAATATTTTATAGCAAGATTCGAAGGCACAACTAATGAAGGGGCGCTGGCAAATTTGAATTTCTCTGGATGGTGGGAAGTGAAAAATGGCAGAGTTAAAATAAGCGATCCATATAACAACGTAGTTGTAGATACGACGCTAACAATGGCAGCAAATCTAACATATCCAATACTACGATCAGAAGAGAAGAAAGAAGAACCAGAACGTGTGGAGATTCCACAGACGAACAAGGTGGAAGTACCAGGAAGTGAATCAGACGAGCGAAGACACCGCCTAAAGCTTGCAAAGATGTTTTTTGACGCAGTAGACACAGGAAAGAAGTCATTCGAATTGCGAAAAAACGACAGGAACTATCAGATCGGGGACATCTTGGAACTGCACGAGATGAGTGATGGAGAAGAAACAGGAAGAGTAACAGAAAAACAGGTGATCTATATCCTAGAAGGCTTTAAGGGCCTGGAAGAAGGTTACTGTATTTTAGGATTGGAAGAAAAAGGAGAATAAATATGGACATACGAGATAAAGTTCAAATAGACGCGATTAAAGACAGAGCAGGATATAGTATCTGTGATTACGGAACACATGTATTGATTTACAACGGAACATATGGAGTGTATGTACAAGAAGAAGATATGATGTTAAATCCAAAGTGTTATGAAAAAAATGAGGACATAACAAGCTTAAATCCATACGATGTAGAAGATGCAACAAGAAGTGCCACAATCATAAAAGAATCAATTACATTTAGCGGAGAAATTGCGAACGCTGTGATTGATTACGGACGAGAAAAAACATGGATATGGCAGAGTGTGATAAAGAAATTCGGGAAAAATCGTATGTATGGAGTGGCAGATGTACATATGGAAGGAGAAGAAAAAAAGATAGTCGTGGTAATGGATGCAGAAGGAAACATAATTGGAATCATTAAAACAATGGCAGATATAGAAGCAAAGAAAAATGACACCTACACGATTTAGGAGGATATATGAACAAAGTAATGCTAATGGGCAGATTAACCAGGAAGCCTGAGATAAGTTGGAATGAGGACGATCTGTGTATAGCAAGGTTTACACTAGCCGTAGATCGTAGATTTAAGCGAGAAGGGCAGCAGGATGCAGACTTTATTAGCTGCGTTGCATTTGGCAAAGGCGCAGAATTTGCAGACAAATGGCTGGATCAAGGAATCAAGATCGCACTGGAAGGAAGAATCCAAACAGGGAGCTATACAAAAACAGACGGGACAAAAGTGTACACGACGGAGATCGTGGCAGAAAGTATGGAATTTGCAGAAAGGAAAGAACAATGATCGAAGGGATAAAGAAGATCAGAGAAGCATTTAGAAAGATAACGGCAGGACTAAGGAAAGATGGAACGATTAACGTACATCCAGAATGCGAGAGCTACATAAAAGAAAAGTTAGAAGAAAGAGAAAGGCACATAAATAAAAAAATAGAAGCACCAGGAGAAGCAATAATATTTGCCGACGGAGAAAAAGTCGTAAAATTAACAAACATTAAAAATGTTCAAATACAGGCAGAAGCAGTAAAAGGCAGCAGAATTGTATATGGGATGATAGAACAAAAAATGCCAAAAGTGCTTGAATGTGAAATTGCGATAAGCAATATAAAAGGAGAAGCAAGGGAACTATTTAGGAGTGTCCATAATGAAGGAAATAACAGAAGAAAAATGAACGGACAGCCACTAAAAAGGTTTATAGCAAAGCAAAAGGTCCGAAAAAGAAAGGTGTCCGATTCGGACACAATGAAATGATGCACTACTGGTAGTGACCAGTTGCAATATACCACAGTAACTATTAACAAAACGCATAAGAAACAAAGAAGTCATGTATAAGCCATGAGATCTATTAGCCTACTGCCAGAAAAGGCAGCAGGCAGAAAGGAGAACAGACAGCTTAGTTCTTTACCTGAGAGATTCTTTTAGTAACTATTGACCAATATACAATCCCAAGTATCTGTTTATTTATAACACAATCATTATTATTTTTTGCAAATCACAAACGAAGAATTGCAGTGATTTAACATGATTAGACAAAAAAGAAAGAATCAGTGATCACGGTTAAATACTGCATCAGGTAAAGAGCTAAGCTGTCTGAGAACAAAACTATGCAGTATACAGAAGAATTTAAAAGAGGAATCGTAAGAATGTTACTAGCGTCAGGGATGACAAGGAGAGAATTTGCAGCTAAAACAAAAATAACCTTACTGACATTAAGGAAGTGGGTAAAGCAGTATAAAGACGAAGAGTTAGAAAAAGTAGACGATAACAATCGCAAAAAATACAGTGAAGAATACAAAAAAAGAATTGTAACTCAAATGCTGTTTGACGGAATAACATACAAAACAATGGCAAAGAAAACAGGAATAAGTCCACAAATGCTGGAGTACTGGGATAACAAGTATCGCTATATAATAATCGCCGATCATGAAAAAATGATAAACAAAAGAAGAAAGAAAGTTAAAACAGGAGCAACGTGGCACCGATACGGAGCAGGAGCAGGAAGGTATGAATAGGAGAAAGAAAATAATGGGAACGATTAGAGACAGAGTAGGAAAGATTCACATGCACACTCACGGAGTAAGCTTCGGAATTCCAGAGTATCTCGCAGAAAAAGGACTAGATGTAAATATAGAATATGTTGGAGATGGAACGGAAAATAGTGTACTGGCAATCGAAATATTTAAAACTAAAAAAGTAGAAAAGGAAGAAGAACATGACAGATTCAGATAAAGAAGTATTATATGCATGGGAAAGAATTTCATTTTTGTTAAAAGGAAAGGAGATAGTGAAGATCTATGCTGATACAAGTCGAAGATAAAACGATTGTGAATACGCAATGTATACGAGATATATGGATTTACAAACATCAGTTCAAAGATAATGAAAAGAAATACTATGTTGAATGTGACATGACAGGAGGTATGTCTAAAACTGTTAAGACATGCAATACAAGAGAGGAAGCAGAAAAAGCACTAGAACAAATACTTAGTCAGTACGACAGAGGGCAGAGAGTCATTAAGATCAAGTAATTATTAAAGAACAACTAATATATCAATTAATGCATCAACTATGGAGGAAAGAGAACATGAAAAAAATACATTTTATCGTAATTACAATGGCAATAATGAGTTGCGTATTGGCAGGTTGTGATACAAGTCAAATAGATAATAACGGGAATAAGTTGCCGACACGAAAAGTAATCACAGGAGAAATTTCATATGATACTAAAACAAAAATTGTTTATTGGGATATGTATTGTAAAATGACACCTTATCTTAGCAAAGACGGTAGATATTGCAGATACGAGAAAGGAAAAATTGTGCCAATTGAAAAGAAATGATCAGGAATGTAAAGATATATGTGATAGATGTCCGTTAAATAAATTGTAGGAGGGAAAAAATGAACAAGAGGAATGATGAAGAAAATGCATGCTTGGTTATACAGTGTGAAAATTGCGGAAAATTGCATGTATATAAAAGAAGAAAAAAAGATGGAGAAGCATGCTCATATTGCGGTGGTGGACCGATGTGGATGATGGGGAATGCAATCATGCATGAAAACAAAGAAAACCAAGTAAAAATTAGAGTATCTGTGGAACGTGAAGAATTGGACAGGCTCATGAAAGATATGGATAACGATAGTTGCATTCATTGTGAGAAGGAAGTGATTGATAATGACTGACGAAGAAAAAAGAATGGTGGAACTTAACAACTACATAGATGACTTGAACATAGATGCCTTGATTAAATTTATGAATGGGGAAAGCGATGACTTTGAACCGATTCCGACACTAAAGGAAGTTGATGACTTGAACAAAGATGCCTTGATTAAATTTATGAATGGGGAAAGCGATGACTTTGAACCGATTCCGATACCAAAGGAAGTTGATGACGATAACAGGCGTTAATAAGCTGGCAAATGAAGCTTATGACAAGATAAGGAAATTGAGCAAAATTAAGATCGAATGTTAGGAGGCAAAATGAACGATTTATTAATAAAAGTACTTAGTACAGTAATGGTAATAAATGCAGGAATGCATTTTTATTATGCTTATAAAAAGAATGTCTACGAAAGCCTAAAGTTTTTAATATTAACGGTATTAATGGCAGTTTCGGTTGGAACAACATTAACAAAACAAGAAATAGATAATGTATGGGAAAAAATGACGATAATAGAGCAAAAAATAGAAATGCAAGAGGAAGAAAAGAAGCCGGAAGAATTGAACAAAAGGAGTGGTACAAAATGGGACAGCAAGATTGTCCGTGCATTAAATGCGATCACGGAGGAGAAAGAGAAAAGCGAGTCGAATGCAGAAGAAAGTGTACAGAGTTTGTTGCATGGAAACTAAGTATGCAGGCGATAAGAGAAAAGAAGAAAGAAGATAAGAATAAATTCTATTCGGAAACGAAACTAAAATATTACAGGCGAAAAGCGATGAATAAAAAATTTGGACGGAAAAGGTAGCAGATCGTCGACTGGAGGAGATAGGATGCAGAATATAAGACCGGTATCAGAGAAGAAATGGGACATAAGCAATCACGCGTTTTATCAAGCGTATCATTTTGCAATGAGATACAAAGAATTTAAGGACATTCTTAGATACAAAACAAATACTGTTGGTAGTCCTAAGTTCGGAGATACAACAGGATCTGGAGTAACAAAGAGTGTAACAGAGGAATTGGCAATCAAAAGAGCATGGGCGAAGAAAAATTGCAAGATGATAGAAGAGTCAGCGAAGCAAGCAGATCAGCAGCTGTACAAGTACATACTCAAAGCAGTAACAGAAGAAGGAATAACATATAAGTATCTGAAGACAGTAATGAATATACCAGCCGGAAAGAACTACTTCTACGAAAAGAGGAGAAAGTTTTACTACATCTTATCAAAGAAATTAGACAATTAAGAAGGGAGAAGAATATGAACGAAGATATGAAGATTGGAGCTAAAATTGCTCTAGAAGGAGTAAAAGAAGAATTAATAAAAGTAAGAGCAGAATTGAAAAGAAAGGGGTATGACAATAGAAGAGGATTTACGACAATCGAAGCATATATAGATGATTCGATAAAAGAATTAAAATGAAAAGAAATGTAAAATAAAGAAAATAAAGGAAAGAGAGGGACTCACATACAATTTAAAGTGCTATTATAGTAGCATGAATTAAAAAGGGAACGAGAATGTAAGCCATACGGCAGCAGATCTTGTTTCCTTTTTATTATTATATGGACCTCTAGCTCAGTTGGTCAGAGCAGTCGGCTCATAACCGATCGGTCTAGGGTTCGAGTCCCTGGAGGTCCAGTAGAAGGAAGTGATGTAATGCCAATATACAAACGATGCAGCAAATGTGGGAAAAGAATTCCATCCGGTACAACATGTGAATGCATTAAGCAGATCAGACGGCAGCAGAAGAAGGAACGAGATAAGGACTACGATCAGCACAGAAGGAACAAGACACGCGCTGCATTCTACAAGACAAAAGCTTGGAGATTGACAAAGGAAGATGTACTCACACATTACATGTACATAGATCTCTATGCATACTATCACGATGGCAAATTCATACCAGCGACAATGGTTCATCACATTGTTCCGATATCGACAGACTATGCGAAGAGACTAGACAGAGGAAATCTTATAGCGTTAAGCGACAAGAGTCACGGCATAGTGCATAAAGCGATGAGAGAAGGAAGAGAAGAAGAGATCATCCGCTTGCTTCTTGGATACAAAGAGAAATGGAAGAAAAAGGAAAATTCAGAGGTGGGAGGGGTGGTCAAATTGTTTTGATCATTCCTATAGACCGCACGCCCTAGATTTCTTTTCACAAAATTCTAAATATAAAATTTGAAAAATGAAAGGAGTGAGAAAATGCCACGCAAACGAAAACCACTTGCAACACAAAAAGGGAATCTGACAGTTGCACAACAGGAAGACAAAAAACTGGAAGAACGACTTGTGCTCACAGGCAAGGAAACCCTAGCAAAACCGCCAACTTGGCTCATTGATGCCAGGGCTAAAAATGAATTTAAAAGACTTGTAAAAGAGTTCGAAAAAATGGAAATTGATGTGATCGGTAACCTGGATGTGAACAACCTGGGGTGCTATTGTAATGCGTTTTCTTACTATATTTCAGTTACAAAACAGCTCAAAAAAGAGAATAAAGTGATTAAAAAACCGACTCAAAATGGCGAAATTTTGGTTAAAAATCCACTGTGTGATCTGCAAAAAATGTATTCAGAGGAGATGAGGAAGTTCGCATCGATGTGTGGACTCACGATAGATTCGAGACTGAAAGCGGCAACGATTGCGAGAGAAGGCATTGATAACGAGATCAATGATGAATTCGGTGACATATGACAGTAAAAAACAGGCTGATCAGGTATGCAACCGACTGCATTAGCGGAAATATAATCTCTTGCAAGAAGCATAAACAGGCATGCAGCAGATTCTTGAGAGATGTGAAAAGGGAAGAAAGTGGGGAAGCCTCTTTTTACTGGGACGACCAGGAAGCACAAAAAATTATCAAATGGTTTAGCTTACTGCGACATTCAAAAGGAGTCCTAGCAGGAAAGCCGATCAAGCTGACAGAATGGCAGCAGTTTCATTTGTGCCAATTGTATGGTTGGAGAAGAAAAGAGGATGGGTATAAGCGGTTTAAGAAAAGTTTTATAGAGGTTGCACGAAAAAACGCAAAGAGCCAGGAAGAAGCAGGCGTTGCATTGTATGAGATTTCTGTGCAGGCAACAAAAAATAAAGAAGTTTATGAATACTATACAGCAGGTGTGAAACGAGATCAGTCTAAGATCGTATTTGAAGAAGCAAAACTGATGCTGAACGGATCGCCATTGAGAAAGAAGTTTAAACTTACAAATAATGCGATCACACATGTAAAAACAGGAAGCTATATAAAAGCATTGTCAAAAGAAGATGGAAAAACTGGAGACGGAACGAACCCAGCCGGGCTGATTGTAGACGAGTACCACCAGCACAAAACAACAGAGTTTCTTGACCTTGGACTTGGATCGAATACAAAAGAATCTTTGTTGATGATCATCACAACAGCTGGAATGGATCTGACGTATCCTTGCTATACACAGGAATACGATTACTGCAGCAAGGTGTTAGATTCTAATATTGATGTTGAAAATGATACATATCTGATTGACATCATGGAAATTGACCAGGGAGATGATATTGGAGATGAAGAAAACTGGAAGAAAGCGAATCCAATCAGAATGTCATATCCGGCCGGGCGAGAAAAAATCCGTGGAGATTACGAGATCGCAAAGGTAATTCCAGAAAAAATGATAGCCTTTTTAACAAAAATGCTGAACATGTGGGTACAGCAGAAGGAAAATGGCTACATGAATATGGAAAAATGGAAGAAATGTGAAGTGAAAAAACTTCCGATCGACATCAAAGGGAAGCCAGTTTATGTTGGCTTCGATATGTCTTCCAAAATTGATTTAACGTCAGTAGCGTTTGTGATTCCGTATAGAAATGGGAAACTGGACCAGACAGGAAGAGAAATCACAGAATACATTGTATTATCTCATTCGTTTATTCCAAACCAAGAAAAACTAATGGAAAGAGTATTCAGGGATAAAGTTCCATATGATGCATGGGAAAGACAGGGATTTATAACAATAACAAACAGTGAAATTGTAGATCAGAACGTAGTCATGGATTACGTTCTTAATTTTTGCAAGGAAAATGAACTGGATATCCAGACACTTTGCTTCGATCCGGCAAATGCAAGCAAGCTCATGATTGATTTAAGTGACGAAGGTTACATCGTAGAAGAGGTTTATCAAAGCCATAAATCATTGAACGAAGCAACGCAAGGATTTAGAGAAGAAGTGTTCATGGGAACGGTATGTTACTTATATAATCCAGTTTTAAATTACTCTATGAGCAATGCAGTAATCAAGAAAAATAATGGATTGATCAAAATTGATAAGGACGCAACGACAAAAAGGATTGATCCAGTCGATGCTACACTATGCGGTTACAAATTAGCAAGATATCACGAATTTACGAATGCAAGAGAAGAAGCATTAGATAAATTCTTAGAAAATGAATGGTAGGTAGAAACAAATGGGAATAGCGAGAAACGTTATAAATAAAATTACAAATTGGTTCCGCGGATCTCCAACAAAAGGAATGACGGAAGAAGATTTTGCAGAGTGGCTTGGGATTAGTTACAAAAATAAAAGCGAGCTAAGAGAAGCAACATACTACACTTGCATGAAAATCTTATCGGAAACGATGGGAAAACTGCCGATAAAAGTATATGAATGGCAGAAAAGCAAGGGACGAGTCAGAGCAGATCCAGATAGCACATCGAAACTGTTGAATCAAAGACCAAATCCGCATACAACGCCGTCAATATTTTTTGCAACGGTGGAAAACAACCGAAACCATTACGGAAATGGATATGTATGGATACAAAGAAGGATATCTAGGAACGGAAGCGAAAATATTGGACTTTGGATCATGCAATCCAATTATGTGACACCGATTTATGACAATAAAGGAATATTTGGCGGACAAGGTAAAATTTATTATCAATATACAGATCCGCTGGATGGAGAAATGTACGTATTTCCAGAAATGGATGTAATGCATTTCAAAACGTCGATGACGTTAGATGGATTAACAGGGATTCCGGTGCGTGACATGCTTGGAAATGTCGTAGAAGGGGCTACACAGAGCCAACAGTACATGTCTAATTTGTACAAAGGTGGGATGACAGCCTCTATGGCATTGCAATATTCAGGAGAAATTGATGATAAAAAAATTAAATTGCTGCAAAGGAAGTACGATAATTATCTTTCTGGCCCAAAGAATGCAGGGAAGATTGTTCCAGTACCAGCAGGTATGCAGTTACAACCATTAAATTATAAGCTGACAGATGCACAGTTCTTCGAATTAAAGAAGTATTCTGCACTACAGATCGCGGCAGCGTTCGGAGTAAAACCGAACCAGATCAACGACTACGAAAAATCATCTTATGCAAATTCAGAAATGCAGCAGTTGTCATTCTTGGTAGATACAATGTTGTTTCCTCTGAAACAATACGAAGAGGAACTAACGTATAAGCTGTATGTAGGAACTGACAAGGAGTGCAAATTCAATGAAAAAGCAATTCTACGAACAGATTCCAAGACGCAGATGGATATTCTTGCACAAGGAATCCAGAACGGAGTGCGAAAAGTAAATGAAGCACGAGAACTGTTAGATCTTCCGAGAGATCCGGATGGAGACGTGCTACTTATGAATGGAAACTTTATCCCGGTCAAAATGGCTGGCGAACAATATAAGAAAGGAGAAACGAGTGTTTGAAAGAATTAAAATTTTATAACAAAGATCGCGATGGAAACAGAAAAATCTGCGGATCCATGACGATCAAGAACCAGACAGATTCCTCAGCGGATCTGTTTTTTTATGGCGACATTGTAAGCGAAACATGGCAGAGCGAATGCTATGAAGAGGATATGGCACCGGGAGATGTGAAAGAGTTCCTTGATCAGTTAGACGGAACTGAAAATATCAACATACATATCAATTCTGGCGGCGGCTCCGTGTTTGGCGGTATCGCGATCTATAACATGCTACGTCACAACAATGCACATAAGACAGTGTACGTCGATGGATTAGCAGCAAGTATTGCATCCGTAATTATGATGGCAGGAGATGAGATCGTAATGCCTAAAAATGCAACAGTCATGATCCATAAGCCGTCGGCAAGTTATTTTTTTACAACAAAAAATGCGGATGATCTGCGAAAGGATGCAGATTCGTTGGATACTTGCCAGGAAGCGATCATGCAAACGTACATGACAAAAGCAAAGGTAGACAAAGAAGAAATTGAACAAAAAGTAAACGATGAAACATGGTTAACCGGGGAAGAGGTTGCAGAGTTGTTTGACGTAAAAGTCGAAGAAGCAAACGATGCAGTCGCATGTGCTGGAAGCTCCATGTTTTTTTGTTATAAAAATGTTCCAACAAACCTGACTGCAAAGGAGAAAAATGCACAAAGAGAAAACGAGCAAAAACCTTTAAGCAGACAGGATATAAAAGAAATTTTTAACGAATCTTTTAGCGAGTACCAAGCGAGGGAAAAAGAGAAGAAAGAACTATTAGAAAGCTTAGACCAGTATGGAGAAAGGAAACAGAATGGATAAGAGAGAAATTGCGGCAAAAATTACACAGAAGAAAGAAGAAATTAAGAACCTGATTGCTCAGGATAATTTGGAAGATGCAAAAAAAGCAAGAAAAGAAATGAAGGACCTTCAGGAGAAGTATGATCTTCTGGATGAGATGGAACAGGAAGAAGAAGATGATATAAAGAACCAGGCAGCAGCAGGGAAAGCAAATGAAGTAAAAGGCAAGAAAAATGTCGTATCTGCTCTTGTTAATGCCTTAAGAGCTGGGTTTAAAAAGAAACCAGTTGCAAAGGAAGATATGGAAGTGCTGGATGCTATGAAAGAGGGATCTGACGAAGATGGAGGCTTAACAGTACCAGCAGATATCTCTACAACAATTAGAACACTAAGACGTTCCGAAGATGCCTTAGAAACGATCGTAAGGACAGAACGCACAACAAAGGTAAAAGGCAGCAGAGTGTACGAAGTGAATGCAGATTCAGTTCCATTCGATACAGTAGACGAAGAAAGCCAGTTTCCTGATGTTGCAACTCCAGTTTTAAAGAAAGTTGAGTATGTGATAAAAAAATTCGGTGGAATCTTAAAAGCTACATATGAATTGCTGGAAGATTCCGACGAGAATATTATTTCTTACTTGGAAAACTGGATCGCCAGAAAAGTAAAAGCAACAAGAAATGCACTGATTATTAAAAAATTAGATGAAATGACAGATGGATTTGAGATTGAAGCAACATCTGTCGATGATCTGAAAAACATCTTTAACGTCGAATTAGATCCGGCATTAGTCGCAGGATCTAAAGCGTTAACGAACCAAAGTGGTTTTAACTGGTTGGACAAATTAAAAGACAAAGAAGGAAATTACATCTTACAGAAAGATGTAACAAATCCGTCTAAAAGATTATTATTCGGTACATATCCAGTTGTAGTTATGTCTAATAAGACGATTAAAAATGAAGCTACTGGAAAGGTGCCAATTTATTGCGGAAACTTCGAGGAAGCGATCACACTGTTTGACAGAGAAAAGCTTACAATCGGAATTTCTACAGAAGCAGGAGACTTATGGAGTAAAGACCAGACTGGAATTAAAGTACGTGAACGTTTAGACTGCCAGATCGTCGATGATATGGCGGTATATAAAGCAGAAATTCCGGCAGATCAGATCTCAGAACCAACAAAAAAATACAGAAGATCAGAACTGGAAGCAATGACTGTAGACGAAATTAAACAGCTTGCAACAACTAAGAGCTACACAATTACAAAGACAAAGAAAGATGAGATCATTGAAGAGTTTATCACAGCTCAGAAAGGATGATAAATGGATGCTGATGTACGTTCACAGCTTCTTGAAGAAGCAAGCGAATATCTGAAGGCTGAAGAAGACGATGTCGTATTCAATCTTGCGTTTGATGCAGCATGTGAAACAGTGGCGGCAGCAGTTGGAAAGTTTGATGAAAACAGTGCAAGAATGAAACTTGCACTGTTTTTGATCATGCAGCAATTGTATGATAACCGATCTATCCTGGAAACAAAGAATAACGAGAAAATTTCGTACATTGCAAGAACGATCTTATTGCAGTTACAATTGGAAAATTATTCGGAGGATGAAGATGATTAACATCGGAGACATGAATAAAAAAATAGAGATCTATGGTTTTGGATGGGATAAGGATGAACTTGGACAAAAAATCAGAAAAGAAAAGTTAATTGCCAGAGTATGGGCAAAAGTTCGCCTGATCCGATCTTCCGAATCAATCAAGCTTCTGAAAAACGAAGCAACGGAAGAAATGCAATTTACGATCAGATATCGAAAAGGAATTGATAAAAACATGAAAATTCGATACAAGGATCAAATGTATGGAATTGATTCGGTAGAAAATGAAAACGAAGCGGATAGATTTCTGATACTGCATGCGGAGGCTGTAGAAGATGAAAATAAGAGCGAAAACAACATTTGTAGGTACATTTAACATGAAAAAAGATGAGATCAAAGAATGTGACGATCGAAGAGTCGTAAATGATCTGAAAAAACTTGGATTAGTAGAAGATGTACCAGAAGAAAAAGAATCGGTGTCCGATTCGGACACAATGGAGCAAAAAAACGATGTCAGATGAAATTGATTTTGAATTCGACACTGCTACGTTCGATGAATTACGAGAGAGTCTGGAGAAAGTAGCAAAGAGGTATCCGGATTATGCAGAAAAAGAACTAAAAAAAGAAGGAAGAGAATTCAGCAAGGCTGTAAGAAAAGAAGCTTTATCCGCTACAGATAAACACACAGGAAATCTTACAAAAGGATTCCGACTAGGACCAGTAAAGCATATCAATGGTGTAATCCTGGAAGAATTTATGGCAGAGGGAAGAAAAAATCCGCACTGGCATCTGGTTGAAAATGGTCATGAGATCATAACGCCATTTAAAAAGAATGGGAAAAAACTCAAAAATGGTGGTAAATGTGTTGGCTTTGTCCCAGGAAAAAGAATTGTATCAGCAGTTCTGAAAAACTGGGGCGGAAAGCACGAAGAACGACTAAGAAGAGTCTTACAAAGAGTAAAGGATGATGCAGGACTATGATCACGATTGATGATATGAAAAAAGCGGTCGTAGCCGCATTAAATGAGAACTTTGGTTATCCGTGCTATGAATTTGGAGTCGTAGAACAGATGGAATATCCGTGTTTCTTTGTACGTATCACAGAAAATGGAGAGCTGTACACGAAAAACAGGTATCAACAGCGTTACGCTGTAGAAATTGTTCTCATGCATGAAAGAGGCGAGCATGGACAAGAAATCAAAGTATTGAAAGATATTGAAAAAATAAAGCAAATCTTTTTATTTGCGATGCAGACGGAAAAGAAAAAGGTTCCGATAATGAATTTTGAAATGGAATACACCGGAGAACGTGGAAATGTTCCACGGATCACGTTTGATTCAGAATTCCTAGACAACTTATACAAACCATCGGATGCACCGCTAATGAAAGAATTAGAAATGAAGGAGGACTTAAACGATGGGAATGCCAAGCATTAACATTATATTCAGAGAACTTGCAAAGACATTTGAACAGAGAAATGACAACGGAATTGTTGCCTTAGTCCTTGCAAATAATTCTGGAATGAATCCGAAAGAATATAGACCGGGAGATGATCTGGATGCTTCGATTGCAAAAGATGCAAAAATACAAATCCAGTTTGCAATGGAAGGTGGAAGAGAAAAGCCGCAGAAAGTAATCTGCTTTTTTGGACAGTCTGAATATGCAGATCTTGATACGATCCTGGATGAACTAGACAATGTAAAATTCGATTATCTTACATTCGGATCAGCATTACAGGAAGATCAGAAAGCAAAAGTAACGAAATGGATCAAAGAAAAAAGAGAATCAGGAAAGAAAGTAAAGGCAGTTCTTGCAAATACAACAGCGAACGATGAAGGAATTATCAACTACACGACTGAAAGTGTGACGATTAGTGGAGAAGAATATGATGCTGACAAGTTTTGCTCAAGGATTGCAGGAATCCTTGCAGGAACACCGCTTACAATGAGCTGCACGTACA